AGCATCATAGCCACCACAGAGAAGGCCCCGGAGACGAAGTGATGACCGCCCACGGTCAGTTGCGTCGCATCCAACAGACGCTCCAAGTCCGCGACGATGCCAGCCACTTCGGCCTTGGTGATGTCTGCACTCCAGACGGATATCGTCAGGATGGTATCCCGGAACTTGCTGTCATACGTGCGGGCCGTCGTCTCGCTAGAGGAGCCAAGAACAATATACGGCAACTGCGTATCGAGCGCGGGAGAGGTGAGGCTGTAGACCTTCTCCCCCTTGAGCTTTGCGCTCAATGCGGCATCATTCTGAATTGCCGTATCAATCGCGACGTCCAGCGGCCAGATCGCGCTCATATGGCCTTCCGCGCGAGGGCCTTCTGAATTGCTGCACTTACACGCGCCTCATACAAGGGCTTACTCTCCTGATAGGCCGGGGTCAGCGGATCGCGCGGCGCCATATGGCGCGTTCCGAAGACCACATACATCGGATAGAACGCGAGCCCGGCTTCAAAGAAGTCCTCTGCCCGCCAGCCCACTTCAAACGTCTGGTTGTTCTCGCTGACGATCACGTCAATATGGTCCCGCATGAAGCCCGTATCCACCGGACAGAACTCAAAGGCGAGCGCTTGCGTCTCATAGGCCGCTTCCAACATCGCCTCCTTCATCTCCATGACGATATCGTCCGCGAAGGCATAGAGATTCTGAACACGCCCGCTCCGATCCGTGAGCGAGATTTCCAGCTTGTTCCCGGCGAGCGCGATGGACAAGCCCTCATCATAGGCCATGGCGCTTACCTCCCGCTCATGGACGGATCCATCGCGGCCACGCTGAGCGTGACCTCAAAGGAGTGCGGCCCGTCGCTCCCGAGCGCGTGCAGGACCTTGGTCCACGCCGAGCCATCCGAGAACGTCCCGTTGACCGTGATCTGGTCGCCTTCCAAAATCGTCTTGTCCCGCTCAAACGTCACCACCCACCGATTGACTGACACGAGTTGATCGGCGGTGAGGAACTCCGTCTGGCTGAGGGACGGGTTGGCCAAGCGGCATGGGATATCGGTATAGGTCGCGGCCGCATCAAAGGCATCGGTGATCCCTCCGCCCGCGATCCGCGTGCGGACGCGACGGCGCACCGTGGCCTTGTCCCGGAGCGCGCTCACCGCGATCGGAAGCAGCGCCGTTACAAGACTATCAAAGACGCTACTCACCAGCTCACCTTATTGGCAACCGGAGCCGTGCCGACGCGCCGGGTAAGGTTGGGCGGAGTCTCCAACGTCAAGTACCCGTTCGCGATCCGGAGCCACTCCACGCTCTGCCGGTTGAAGAACTTCAGCTGCTCTGCACTCACGCTCAAGGACCCGAGCCCGGTCAAGCTCGCGCTCGCCGGTTGGGCCGCGAGCCGTTCCGCTTGGGCACGATAGGCCCGATAATAGGCCCACGCAATCACGAAGCTATCATGCTGCGTTACATCCGTGAGCACCGTTCCGCGCGCCGTCGCGTCATCGATGTATGACTGGAGGCGCGTGGTAATCAGGGCCGGAGTGAGCCCCTGAAACAACGTGTCCTCCAACTCGCCAGTCGGCGCTTGGAGGTCTGCCGGGAGGACCGCCATGGTTAGTTACTCGGCTCCGGAGCGTTCAACTGCGAGGCGCCACCCTCTTGGCGGCTTCCTCTGGTGCGCTTAGCAAACTCCCGAGGTCCGCCCGCTTTGAGGGCATAGTCCTCCGGCACCGCAAATTCCCCCGGGTCATCCGGGGGAACCAACGGTGGCGGAGTCGGGCGCGGACGGGGCATCCGTTAGTACGTCGGACCGGCGCCGGTCAGTGGACGTTCGTTAGGGTCCTTCATCGTCCCGTCTTCGTTGATCTTCTGACCGTGGGCATTGACCCACTGGCCGGACGCATTCTTGTACTTCCCGCCCGTCACCGTCTCATCGAACTTCCCCGAGGACGGACCCGACGACAGCGCCTTGATGTAGTCGGCGCGCGAGACCGGAGAGGGCTCGGCCTCACCCGCTTCATTCATCGTCTGCGTCGAAGACACGACCTTGATGCCGCGTGAGTCGGCCTCGGCCTTCAGCTCATCATCCGTCATCATCGCGAGTTCCCCGAGCGACTTGCCGACGCCGGGCTGTGGCGCGTTTGCGCGCTGTGCGGCTGCAGCGAGGACGGGATTGGGGGTACTTGATCCAGTAGCGAGCGCCACGGTGTAGTCTTCCGCATCCGGCTCGCCCTCGCCCGTTCGCGAGACGACGGTGAGACCGCGCGCGTTTGCCTGCATGATCTGGTCGGCGGACGGCTTGGAACTCTTCGTGGATGCAGTAGCCCCCACTGCCATCCCGATGGCCGTCAGCGTGAACATCTTCGTATTCGGCGCCGGAGCCGGGACCGACGCGGGCTGTGCCGCCTCGATCGAGGGGCCGCGTTCCACCGAGGACGGTGCGAGCGGGGCCGCGTGAGCCGGAAGGGCCGAGAGTACAAGCGCCGCCAGCGCCAGTCGAATCATCTTCATTGCGTGGATCCTCACTTCATGTTCGCGGGCCGGAGCGGAAGTGCCCCGGCCCTACTCACCCACCATCAGGTCAGGGGATGACCGGATCCACCCACGCCACGGCGCCCGCCGTGTGGTTGAGGCACGCGCCGTTCGTCCGGGTCCAGACGCCCACGCCAAACTCTGACTCCATGAAATCCGACTGGAGCGGGAAGAGGACGTTGGTGGCGATGTTCTCCAGCACGATCGGTCCGCCGCTCCGGGTCCGGATCGCGAGCGGCTTGCCTGCCGCTGCAATATCCATGCAGGTGGCGTAGTTGGAGATGGCCCACGGCTTCACCCAGACGATGGCCGCGCCAAAGATGCCGATCTGGCGGTCATTCGTCCGGAACGGATCGAGGCGCGTGGTTGGCGTGGACGTCCCGATGGGCAGCGTCAGGCGGCTGTCCACGAAGGGCTTGAAGTCCGCGAGGAGGCGCCACGCCGCTTCGTCCGCCGAGTTGATGAAGATGACCGGCTGGCCTTCCTGATGGTGCTCGACCACGGTGTCCACGAGCGCGTGCGCGGCGACGTTCGTGAGGCCGTTGGAGAAGAGGTAGTGCGTGTGGGTCGCGGCATTGAAGATTTCGCCGTTGGGCCCGAGCGGGATTGGCGCGCCGTCCGCGTTGACGAAGCGCTTGATGTTGAGCGTCACGTTGTCCACCCGGTAATCGCTCACCGAATAGTTCGTGGCGCCAAACACCGCGCGCTGGAGTTCGCGCCGGACCGCGAGGGCGTGACCGATCTTCGCGGCCACCTGCGTCTGTGCGAGGTCCGCCACGCTCTTGTTCTTGAAGAACATCGCGGTCCAGCCGATCGACGCCTGAAAGCCATCCATCGGGAAGTTGACTTCACTTCCCGTCAGGACCTTCTGCGTGTGGGAGCGGGTGAACTCATCCGCCTTCAGGAACTCCAGCTGCGCGGCCACGCCATACCGGCGCCGACGATCGGCGGTGGTGGAGCCGTAGATGGTCATGACGTCGTTCATGATCCGGTTGTGGATCGCGAGGTCTGCTTCCAGCGAGGCCTGAATGGTATCGAGGCCAAGGGCAACTGGCGAGACGAACTGCTGCTTGAGCATGTCCGCCATCGTCAGTATGCCTACGTTTTTCGGAGGCATCAGGCAATACTCCTACCAGGGGTGAATGAAACGGGAAGTCGAGCGAGAAGAGTCAGCCCCTGGCTGATCAGATGTTACGGGTGACGCGGATATTGCTCGCGTCGATTGCCTGCGCGCAGCCCACGGCGTCCGCCGTGGTCGCGATCGAGGAGAGGGCACCCGCCGTCTCTCCGAGGAACAGGAGCGAGCCCGGCGTCAGCGTTTCGTCGGCGTACTTGCCCACGATGCCTTCGCCGTACACCGTCATGGTCTGGCCGAGCTTCCCGGCGCGCGTGGACCAGCCGAAGATGCGAGCGTTGATGCCCGCCACGAGACCCGATGCCTTGTACAACAGGCCGTCCGCCCGCATGCAGAGCGGGGTGAGTGGGCTCGCGACGTCCTCACCAAGGATGCGGTGGGAGACCTGCGGCCCAACCATGCCGGTGTTCGCGTCGATTGACGCGGCGGCACTTTTCACAATAACGGTTTCCGCCATGGAGATATCCTCAAAAGGGAAGGGGTGTAACACCTCAAGTCAAGCATTACACCCCGGCCCTGCCGGTGGCGGATCGTGCGATTGTGGGCCAACCACCTACATGGCGTAATGTCCGCCCGCGCGCTGGTTGGCCTCTTCCTCTTCCAACTTCTTCTTGTCCCGCGTGACGGGCGTGGTCTCCCGCGCCCCCTTGGTGGCCGCGATCCGGACTCCTCCGATTGCAGGCGTGCGGTCCAGCGTCGTGCGGCGCGTCGGGCGCTCCTCCGTCTCACCCTCTTCCTCGGCGCCAGCAACCGGGTCCGACTCAAAGATGGGCAGGAACTCGGGCACCTCGCGCTCCAGATACTCATCCAGTGATTCCAACTCCGCCTTGTCATCGCCCTTCGGCTTGACAAACGGCGTCCGGGTCACGATCGTCTTGTCATTCTCATCCTTGCTCCGGACGTCCTTGAACTCCAGCACCAAGTTCTCCCGGGTCAACATCCGGGTCAGGGCCGGGACGTTCTTGAAGCCCAGCGCCTCGGCGGCATCAGCAAATCCCTCGGCCTCCTTGCGCGCGGTTGCCTCAGCACTCAGCGTCGCATAGTCGGAGAGGACCTTGGTCAACTCCTCCGGCTTCTTGCCGAGCTTTCCGAACGCCATCCAGATCGCGGCATCCTCCTTGGAGAGGACCACGCTGCCATCCTTCGGCTTCGCGTCATCCAACTGCTTCTGGAGGTCCGTGACCTGATCCTTGAGCTTGCGCGAAGACTCGCGACTCTTGAAAGAATCACGGACGGTCTCGGTGACACGCGCGCGCCAGTTGGGGCTCGCAAACAACTTGTCGATCGCTTCCTGCACGGACTTGTCCAAATCTTCTTTCGTCGCGTCAGCCATTTGGTCCGCGCCTACGGGGCGTCAGTGAGAGGAGTCCTATTGAACGCGGGGGAACCTAGAGGCTCCCCCGCGCTTTGGAAAGAGTTAGGCCCCGGTATTGGTCCCAGCGCCCGGGGCCGCGCGGGTAATCGGCTCGGGTGCGGGCTCCGGGAGCGGAGGTGCGGGTGGGACGGGGCTTGGGACCGGCGCCGTTGGATCCGGAGAGGTCCGGCCCGAGGGTGAAGAGGGCTTGAAGGATTCTGGCATTACATCACCGATATCGCATGGTGCATTTGTCGTTCCCGAGACATTGGCGGGCGCCGATCGGAACCAATGTGCCCAGCGGAACGTAGCCAGCGGCGCTCTGGTCGAGACATTCTGTACAGTGCTCAGCAGGGTGGAGCACATTGCGCTCCTCCGTGTACCCTGCCGCCATGACGACCTCCGTCATGCTCTCGTGAAGACTCGCGCGGACGCTCGCGGCATAGAGGCGCGCCCGCGACATGAAGGACCCATCGGTGCGTATCTCGCCGTTGAGCAACTGCTGCGTAAAGTCGGAGAGATACGCATACTGCTCCTTCACCCGCGCGCCGACGCGCCCGAAGTCGGACGGGCCGAGTTGGTTCCACCCGCCGCGCACCATCGCTTCCGTCGCGAGATGCACGCGCTTAATCTCCTGCCGCATATCCGCTTGCCACTCCTCTAGCGTGATCAAGCCGGAGCGAAAGCGATCCGAGTCTGCCGTGATGCGCGCTTGCGACTTGAGGATGATCTGATCCACGATGTTGGTGACCTCCGAGCGCGCGACGTAGCGCCCACTCGCGGGATCGCGGAACCGCGCGGTGCTCGGGTCCCACTCATACACGTCACTCATCCGGCAACGGCATCCCGCGCTGCGCCTCGATCGGGAGCAACGTGGCGTGGAGGAAGGGCTTGGCCCGCGTCACCGAGCGGTCCGCGATCATCTTGGCATCGCGGATGTCGCCTTCGGTAATGTCGGAGGTATCGGTGAGCGCCGTGCCGAGGGGCGTGCGACCCGTATCACGGATCACGGGTTGTGCACCTTCTTGATGGTGGTCGAAGTCTGCACGCACGGCTTCGGCGCCGAGGACTCGATGGCCTTGTTGGGGTGCGTCGGGGTCTGGGACGCGGGCTGCATCGCGTGCTTCTTGAGAGCGTCTTCCATCGGGTGCTTGGCGCCTTTCGGGATTGCTCGCATATCGTTATGCCTTGGAAGAGGGAGGACCGGACGTTGGGACCGGCGCCTTGGGGGGCTGAACGTCTGGCGCCTTGACCCCGGGCGCCTTCGGAGGGATGGCCTCGGGTGGCAATGGCTTCCCGTCCGGCCCAAGCTTGGGTGGTGCGATGATAGTGGGCGGAGGCGGAGGACTTGTGAGCAGGTCCTTGAGTGCGTCCGGGTCCATCCCGATAAAGCGCGCCGCGCCCTCTAGGCTGGCCCCGGGCGTGGTCAACGTGGTCAACGCGAGCCCTACGGCCTCCCCGAGCTTCGCGCGCGCCAACGGGTCCTCGGCCATGCGGGCTTGCTCGGCCTCGATGTCCTCGATGTTGAGCAGGGCCATGGCCGTCTCCTGACTGATTGTTATTCCAATGCTTGCCTCGATCGCGGTCCGATCCGGCGCGCTCACCGGCCCCGCATCCAAGCGGCATGACGCGGTGGAGCGAATGAGCTTCGTGTAGGCACCGGGCTGATTGGCAAGGGCTTCTGCCGTCGCCAGCGCGGTATCTATCACAAAGCGCCACGCCGCTTCCACTTCCCCCGACGTCAACTGGAGCGTGGACAGGTACTCGATCCGCGAGGACATCCGCGAGGCACCGGAGGCATTGGCATCGCCCGACATGATCACGTGGAGTTGCCCCGTCTCATCGAGGATCGCGCGATAGTGCTTGTCACTCGCCGCAATCGGTCCCGTCGCGGCCACGGGCTCGCGGAAGTGGACGGAGGCATTCGCGCGCTTCGTCTTCCCGTCTTCATCCAGATACTCCGTCGATTGAACGAAGTTGGTTGTGCCCGCGCCAACGTAGAACGGCTTGCTGATCCAACGCCCTGTGGGGTTGCCCGCCGTGTCCACTTCCGGCTCGCCGGGGAGTTGGGCGTCAATGAGCAAGCGCTCCAAGAAGCCCGAGGTCACCGCCGTGCGCGGAATCATGGACTCCGCGAGGTTCAACGCGCGCTGGCCCTGCTGGACTTGCATTGACACGAGCGCCGAGCGCCGCATCTCAAACATGGGCAACCGTCCGCCGAGGTCCAAGATTGCTTGACTTTCAGCATCCTGCGACGTCGCCCCTCCGGTGTAGATACGGGTCACCGTCATCCCGTCCGCATCAATGAAACAAATGGCGACATAATCGACGTCCGCGCCCATGCCATCCGCATCGGCGGTCTCCGCGCCTCCTTCCACCTCCGAGTCCTCGGGCTCCTCCGTCGCGGTATAGCGCCACATGCCCGCTTCTGTCTTTGTGTCCTGATCCAGCGCCACCGTTGCGTTATCCGGCAACGGGTGCTCGACATAGACGAAGCTCAAGCCCTCCTCGATTGAGGAGGTATGAATCACCAAGTTCCCCTCGGCATCCTGATCCGCGAGGCCGGGCGGGACGGTGATCCGGAGCGCGGCGCGCTCGGAGAGGAGGAGCGTACACACCGCGCCCCGCATCATCGTCTGGAACTTCCGCGACTGGAGCCAACTCCGCATCAGCTTTGTCGCTTCGTCCATCGCCGTCTGCTCTTCGGGCGTGGGCTTCTCCTCCGCGCTCAACTCGCGCGTCGGCGTGAAGCCCCACTGCATATTGCGGCCCGTGACGCCGAGGGCATGCCGCAAGACCGCTTCCTTGATGACGTTCTTGCTCGTGAAGATATTTGATATCTCCGTCATCGTGTCTTGGTAGCCGGTCGCGTTCAACTCCGGATGCGGGCCGATCCACCCATCCCCGTTCTGCCAGTGATCCCCTTGGAAGAAGGC